AAATCGTCAAAGAAAAGCACGTCGAGACCCTCACTGTTACAGAAATTGATGCATTTGACCCCCAACCTGTTGAGGTTCGCGATTTTATCGTTATGCCTGCTCATGCACGTTCTATTGAGAGTGCTGAAGCCGTCGCTGTTAAGAAGTACCTAACCCAATCTGAACTTCAAAGTATGATCAACGCTGGCACACTCAATCAAGAGTGGTGTGAAAGAGCTTGGGCGTACACTACGGAGGGCGACAATGAACTTGGATCAGACCCACAAGGCACAGCCACCTACGAACTCGGTGGAACTATCGCTGTCGGAGACGCTGGTACCGACTCCCTTGCCCCGACTGGCGAAAAGTTTGCCAAACTCCGAGGCGGCCTTAGAGTATGGCGAGTACACAGCAACCAATATGATCTTGATGGTGACGGACTTACTGAAGAAAACGTCTTCTGGGTTCACGACAACAGCCAGTTCCTCTTAGGATGGGCTCCTTATGAATATTGGCATGGACGACGACCTTTTTCGTCCTTGTGCATCATGCCTCGGCCAAACCGCTTTTACGGGTTTGGAGTACCTGAGAGTCTGCGCGGTCTGCAAGAAGAGGCTAGTGCTCAACACAATCAACGGTTGGCCTACATGGACCTCGTTATTGCGCCTCCACGGTACAAAGTCGCGGGTACAAAATTTGAAGACCAAGACAAACGTTGGGGACCTAACACCGAAGTAGAAGTTGCTGCCAAGGGGGATTATGGGTTCGTCGAACTGCCGGACGTTCCTGTGTCCACCTGGCAAGAAGAGTCTATGCTTCTGCGCTACGCAGGCCAGTTGGATGGCCTCGATAGTCCTTCCCAACCGATGGGCGGCAGCGCTAAGGTACCAGCCAAGGCACAGCAAAATTACCAGCAGAGCAACAACATTCGTATGGACCTCATGGCTATGCAGGTACGTAAGTGGCTCGAAGACATTCTGTTCCAGTGGCACCATCTGAACCTTCAGTATGGACCGGACACTTTCACGACTACAAGCCAAACACAAGACGGACAACCGGAGAAACTTCAACTTGATAAACAGGTTCTGGCAGAAGATTACGAACTTGCTGTCGCAGGTATGTCCGGCCCTCTGGACCGCGATAATCGCCGCTCTGATACTCTTACTCTGTATTCTCTCTTGATGCAGAACCCTCTGGTCCAAGGCAACATGTCTCGTACATGGTCAACGACTATGATGGTCCTCGAAGAGTTTAACCGTCCAGACGTTCCAGCAATTATTGGCACCATGCAAGAAGCTATCCAGCAGCAGCAAGTTATGGCCCAGGCCCAACAACAGCAAATGGAAATGCAGATGAAGCTGGCCGCCATTAACCACGGTGACACGATCGACGGTGCCGAGCAAGAATCTGAGAAGGCCAAGCTCGAAGTTAAACAAGAGCAAGAGAAACTTAAGCAAGAACAGCAGAAGACCCAAGGGACGCAACCAAAGAACCCTAACACTTTGTCACAAGCCCCTGGTGGTCCTCCTTCGTAACTGAAACCTAACCCAAAACTAATGTGTTTGTGGGATTATGAGTATTGATAAAAATCTTGCAGAAGAGTTTTTTGAGTTCTTAGATAGTCCGACTTGGGTTGCTATTGTTAAGATGATGGAGTTTGACGCCCGTGTAAGGCGTCGTACTTTGTTAACTTCAACAACGGTTACAGAACAACAACGTTTCGGAGCGATCTACACCTTGGCTACATACAATTCTCTCTGTCACAATATTTACAATACCGCTGGCCGCAAGATGCCGTCAGAGCTAATTGAATTATTTACAGGGAGTAAAGATGAGACCTAAGAAAGACGAGCATCTGTGTGCCGGTTGCAACGGATTGCTTAAAGACGAAGTTATAGAGTTTGACCTACCGGCAGGTATGACCTTCAGCGAAATCGAGTTTTTTATCTTCGGGCGTTCGCAGTTCTGCGACACCTGCATCAAAGCCCTAGAATCAGGGGATAATGTGGAGTACGTACAGTAATGGATACGGATATTGATTTCTCCTTAGAAGACGAACCCATTCAACCCGAGGTTGATCCTGATGATCAATATCTTCTTGATGAGCAAGAAGTTGTAGACGATACCGAAGCGAAGAAACGGGAAGCAGAAGAGGCTCGTCTTCAAACCCTGGTAGACCGCAAGGTTGCCAACTATTTCACACGTCCTCAAGAGCCTCCTGTCCAACCACGTCGTCAGGAACCTGCTCCAGCTCCTGCGCCGAGTGTCCTCGCTGGCCTCAGTGAGTCTGAACTTATCGACAAGATGGCCGATGATATTACGAACGATCTTGCCCTCGACCCGAAGGCAGCGGTTCGTAAGGTTCTCCAAGCCACCCGCGCAATGTCCACCCAAGCCAGTGAGACGGCGATCGAACGCACCAATCGCCAGTACATCGAACAGTATCGCCAGTCTCGTGAAAAAGACCCGCTCTTCAAGGCAATCAAGGAAGATTGGGATAGTGAAGTTGACACGTACACGCCCCGCCAACTGGCAACATCCACACCAGCGCAAGTACGTCGTGCTATGGAAGCTGCCGAAGACCAAGCTCTTGGCCGCTACTACAAGAAACAACTCGAAGACAAACGTAATCGTGCTGTCGAACCTCCTCGTTATGGGGGTGGGTCGTCTCGTGGGACTGCTGGTGGTGTTGCCCCTGCGCGTATCTCTGCCGAAGAAAAACAACTCATCGCTATGGCTAAGTCTTCTGGACTCAGCGACAAAGATATTCGCGAACTAGTTCGCGAGAACAGAAAGAAGTAGGGAAGTAAATGGGAAGTATTTCAGAAGTCCTCGCAGCAGAGGCAAACAAAACAGTTCGCGCTTATAAGCAGGCTCTAAGTGAAAAAAGTGGACCTAAAGTCATTATGCCTGGCGGTATTGCACACGATGCGTCGAAGTATCTCGGGGCCCTTTACAAGTTCCGTAATGCAACCTCGATCTTCAATAAACCGGAAGACTCTCTCGAACACCCAGAACCAGGTTATCATTATGCTTGGGCAGAGTTCCATATCGGTGGAGGCCGACCTCGTGAAGGTGCTCTACGTACCGAAGCATTTATCCGAAAAGGTCATTACATACCCGTCGAACCCAACGAAATGAAAGCCGATACCGAGATTCCGTTCTCAAAAGGTGTTACCAAGAAACGCGTTGAGATGTACGACGTTATGTTGGTAAAGATTCCCCCACGCGCATGGGAAGAACTTTATGATATTCGCGAAGCATTGGGAGTACAAAGTGTAACTCGGCACTTCGAGAAATTCTATAATGACTCTGCGGCTCAGGGAGCCGAAGCGGATATTGAAGCAAATGTCGAACCTTTATTCTAAAGGTTGACAAAAGAAACTTAATGGTGCTTTAATAAGAGAAGTAGAAATACTTCTCTTTTTTTCTTGAGGTACACACCTTGGCAACTTATGCCTACGCAGAGCCCGCGATCTTTGAGAGCGAATATCAAGTTTCGCCCATTGTGCAGGCATATTATGCTGCAACTGGTCACACGACTTTGCTTACGCAAATCCATCGTGGCGATCTCGTTACCCTAACCGCAGGCGCGCTCGCCCGATCCCTTGTGGTCGCTGGCGGCAGTTTTGCTGCTCTTATTTCCGGTCTTGCGATTCACGACGAAACGGCCGTTTTTGCTTCAGGTACTACTGGCGTTGCGGCACCTCCGGGCGGTGGCGGTATCGGTAACCTTTTCGGTGTTACGGCAACGGGTACGCTGTCGGCCTCTGGTCTTCTGCCGGCCGAACCGGGCCAAGTTCACGTCAACAAACTTACGGGCGGTCAGATTGTCGAATTTAGTCTCGACAGGGCTGTAGCCTGGGCTCCTGCAACGGGTATCGGTGCTGCTGTTTATCTGTATCTCGATGCAGCCACCAACCTGTTCTACGTGTCTACGACTTCCTCGGGTACGTCGATCGGTACGATTATCAACGTCGTTGTCCACGGTACTCAAGGTCTAACCGGCGACTTCGGTGTTCGCGTTCTTGTTGCTCTTGCTTCGACGATTGTCAACTAAGGCTAAAGGAAGATATAAATGGCAACTATCAATTCGACTAACAACCTCTTCCAAAGCCAAACCAAGGTTCTTTGGAAAGTCTTCGAGAAGACGACTCCCGACGCCCCTCCAATCTGGGACAAATGGTTTAACGATTGGGAAGGCGATCCGCAGCGTTCGTTCTTCCAGATTCTTCCATTCTATGGTTTCGGTCCTCTGGCACTGAAGTATGAAGGCCAGGCTCCTGCTCTCGACCAAGCCGGTGAAGGCACCGCGTCGATGTTCCCATACTCGACGTACTCCCTGAAATACGGTATCACCCAGGAAGCAAACGATGAAGACCCTTATAAGATTAACGGCAAGTTGCCTCGGCTTCTCCGTTTCGCTGAGGATCAAACGGTCGAGTTGCTGCTCTGGAACCAGTTCAACCAAGCATTTAATGCTAACGTTGTTATCTGGGATGGCCAGCCACTGTGCTCGACTGCTCACTTGCTCGCGTCTTCGCCGGGTGCCACGTACTCCAACTCGCTTGGTGCCGTTGCTCTGACGCCAGAAACGTTGCAGCAAGCGGAAATTCTCATGGCAACTCTGCCGGATGATCGCAATCTCGCAACCTATCGCACGCCTAAGAATCTCGTTGGCCCGCCTCCGTTGCAGAAGACGATCGAGGAAATCCTCGGCTCGGCGTACTACCCCTACACGAACGAAAACCGTATCAACGTTCAGCAAGACAAACTGGAACCTCTTATCTCGCGTTATATCACGTATGCGGCCACCGGCCCGTATCCTTGGTTCGTAACGGCTGGTAAGGGCGAACCGGGCAGCGATGCTCACTTGATCTTCGCGTCGTTCAAACATCGTCACCGTCAGAAAATCTGGCTGGATGACGACACGGGCAACATCTATCACAAAACCGAAATGCGCCTTACCCAGGGTGCAGCGGACGGTCGTGGGTTCGTCGGCTCGCAGGGAGCATAAGACATGCCAGGAAGCACTACTCGC